GATCCGGCTGTGGATCGTGGGGACGTTCGTCGCCAAGGATCGGATTTTCGCGCGCATGAAGATCAAGCCGAACGAGGGAAATCCGGTTCCGGGTCTGATGCACTTCCCGAACTGGACGACGCCGGAATACCTCGATCAGTTGACGGCCGAGAAGAAAATCACCGTCAGGGACAAGCGCACAAAGACGAGCAAGATCGTGTGGGTTCGGACGGGGCGGAACGAGGCGCTCGATCTGACGGTTTACGCGCACGCGGGCCTCGCTATCCTCCGCCAACACATCGACAGGGCGACGTATGCGGACCTGGACAAACTCGCCGCGGAGATCGCAAAGACGGGCAAGATCGAACCGCCAAAGCGTCAGGGATGGCGCATGCGCCCCATTTTTTCAAAGCGTCCGTAAACTCACCGGACCCCTGATAAATCAGCATTTCCACGAGGGGGGCGCCAAGCGGCGCTTGGCATGCCAACTAAGAATTGGCGTGTTCAACGTTGCGTTGTTTTTCGCACAATGCCGCGCTGATGACGCTGGAGCAGGCCGAAGCACGCCTCACGCTGTACTACAACGCCGAAGCTGCGATCCTTGAGGGAGCGCAAGCCTACACGATTCACGGCCGCTCGTTTACCCGCGCCGATCTCGCCACAATCCAGAAGGTCATCGAGCAGCTCGAGGCGAAAGTTCAGACGCTCACCCGTGGCGGAATCCGGATGCGGACAGGAGTGCCGTTGTGAGAGAAGCCATCCGGCAAGCCGTCTCGAACGCGCGCACGAACTGGTTAGACCGGACCATCGGTTATTTCTTCCCGCGCCAGGGGCTTCAGCGTTTGCGCGATCGCACGATGCTGAGTCTCGCCGGCGGATACGACGGCGCCCGGCGCGATCGGCGCGCGACACAGAACTGGAATCCCTGGGGTACGTCGGCGGACGCTGTCGTCGTCAAAGATCTTCCGGCGCTGCGCGATCGCTGCCGGGACCTCGCGCGGAACAACGCCATCGCGGCCGGCGCGGTTCAGACCGTCGTCGAGAGCGTCGTCGCCACCGGGCTCAGCCTTCAATCCAAGCCGGACTGGAAAACCCTCGGCATGACCGAGGATCAGGCGATGGACTGGGCGGAGGACGTCGAGCAAAAGTTCCGGACGTGGGCCGAGTCCACCGACTGCGACATCACGCGAACTCAGAATTTCTACGGCCTGCAGGAGCTCGCCTACCGCGGGTGTGTGGAATCCGGGGATAGTTTCGTTCTGCTCCCGATGCAGCCGGTTCCGGGCGCCGCGTTTGCGCTTCGCGTGCAGGTGATCGAGGGCGATCGCTGCCAGACGCCCCAGGGGATGAGGGAGGACGAGCAGAAGATCAGCGCGGGAATCGAGAAGGACGCGGCCGGAGCTCCGGTCGCCTATCACTTTTTGCGCCGGCATCCGGGGAGCATGCAGCCGGGGACGCCGGAGTCCGACAAGGTTCCCGCGTTCGGGGAATTGAGCGGGCGCCGCAACGTGCTCCACCTGTTCCACCGGACCCGCCCGGGCCAGACCCGCGGCGTGCCGATGCTCTCGCCGGTGATCGAGACGCTCAAGCAACTCGGCCGATACACCGAGGCGGAGATCATGGGCGCCGTTCTTAATGCGTCCTTTGCGGTTTTTGTGGAGAGCCCGGAGGGCGAAGGCCTGCAATCGCCTGGCGACGAGGGGAAGTCCGAGAGCGAGAAGCAAAAGGAAGTCAGTTTTGAGGGCGGGCAGATTCTCGATCTGATGCCGGGCCAGAAGGTTCACTTGGCCGACATGAAGCGGCCCAACGCGGGTTTCGACGCGTTCATGCTTTCCCTGTTCCGGCAGATCGGATCATCGCTGGGAATCCCTCACGAAGTACTCGTGAAGCATTTCACCGCGAGCTACTCGGCGTCCCGCGCGGCGATGCTGGAATTCTGGCGATTCTGCCGGGCGCGCCGGGCGTTTCTCGCGCTCTACCTCTGCGATCCGGTCTTTGAGGCCTGGATGGAGGAGGCCGTCGCGTTCGGTGTCGTGCCGGCGCCGGGATTCTTTGAGGACCCGCTCCTCCGCCGCGCCTACCTGCAATGCGAATGGCTCGGCGATTCGCCCGGCCACGTGGATCCGACGAAGGAAGTCCAGGCGGCGCTCGACATGATCGAGGCGGGGCTTTCGAACAAGACGGATCAGACGCTCTGGCTCACCGGCCGGAACTGGCGCGAGGTTCAACGCCAGCGAAAGCGGGAGATCGAGATCGAGAAGCGCGATGGCACGCTCACGGAACCGACGCCGGCAGCCGCGGCCGCGCCACAAGAAACCGTCGACGAGGAAGACGCCCGGAGGGAGGTCGAGAATGCGACAGCCTAACGGGAAGATCATCGACATTCTGGCGGCGCCGTGGGCGATCGAGCCGATGAAGCTGCGGGAGATGACGGAGATTTACGGGAATCGTCTCCGCGATGAGAGCGAGGAAGAACGCGCTGCGCGGATCGCCGCTGTCGAGGCGAAGCTGGGCCGCGAGTTGGATAACACGCCAAAGAATTACTCCATCGAGGGCGACGGGGTTGCCGTGATTCCCGTGCATGGCGTGATCGCCAAGCGGATGAACTGGTTCATGGAGATCTCCGGCGGCGTGTCGACGCAGCTGCTCGGCCGGGATATCCGCATGGCGGTGAACGATCCGAACGTGCACAGCCTGATCCTGTCCGTCGATTCTCCCGGGGGGACGGTCGACGGGACCGAAGAACTGGCGAACCTGGTCCACGAGGCGCGCAACGAAAAGGCGATCATCACGCACGGCGACGGATCGATGTTCAGCGCGGCCTACTGGATCGGATCGTCCGCCGATCGAATCTTTTTGAGCGGCAACACGGCCGGCGCGGGATCGATCGGTGTCGTCGCGCAGCACATCGATTATTCCGAGTACGAGCAGAAGCGCGGCATCAAGGTCACCGAAATCACGGCGGGGAAATACAAGCGGGTTGCGTCGCAGCACGCGCCGCTGACCGCGGAGGGCCGCGCCACGATCCAGGCGCAACTCGATCACATTTACAAGGTTTTCGTCGACACGGTCGCGCGCAATCGGCGGACGTCGTCGGACGACGTTCTCGACCGGATGGCGGACGGCCGGATTTTCCTCGGCAAGCAGGCGAAGGAATCCGGTCTCGTCGACGGGTTTGCAACTCTTGAGGATTTGGTCGGGATGCTCGATTCCGAGCGCGCGGCCAGAACCCGATCACGTTCCATAGGAGGGTAGATGTCGAATTTCATTCAAATCACTCCCGAAGAGTTGGCCGCAAAGGAAAAAGAGGCCTTCGATAAGGGCAAAGCCGAGGGGAAGACGGAAGCGGAAACCACGGCGAAAACACAACTGGCCGAAGCCGGCGTTACCGCGGCAGCGAAAGAGCGCGAGCGGATCAAGTCCGTGCTCGATGTTCCGCATGTTGGCCACGAGGAACTGTTCGGCAAGCTGGCCTTCGACGGCAGGACCACGGCGGCCGAGGCGGCGCTCGCGATGGTGAATGCCGAGAGGGCAACGCGCGAGAAGGTCCAGGGCGACATCAGGAAAGACGCGCCGAAGCCGCTGGACAACGGCGGGGATCCTGGAGCGGGCGGCGGGACCGAATCCGCCGGCTTCGACGAGGAACGCTGCAAGAAGAACTGGGCAGCGAACACAGGAAACGTCCGCGGCCATTACGGCAGCGAGTCGGCCTACATCGCTTTCGAGAGGCAGATGGCGGCTGGAAACATCCGGATTCTCGAGAAAGGGGCGAAGTAGGTCATGGCCGAAAAAATCAGACGGTACGAACTCGGCGACATCAACGAACTCAAGGTGAAGGGCGCGACGAAGATCGAAGAGGGAGACGCTGTCGGCGTCACCTCGGCCGGTTACGCAAGGCCGCTGACCATTGCCGACAAGTTCGCTGGATTCGCGGAATCCACAGTGGATAACACCGCGGGCAGCGACGGCGACCTGTCCGTCCGCGTGCGCAAGAAATTCTGCGTTCAGTTGTCCGTGACGAGCG